CGGGCCGAGCGCCCGGCATCCGCTGCCTCCTGACATCCCAAACGCTCCATGGCCGCACAGGGAGGCCATGCTGCTCGCGCAGCTCCTCCGCCACCCCTGGCTCGTCGAGGCGCACGCTGAGGAGATTTCCGAGATGCCACTCTGGAGTCCGGAGCTTGCAAACCTCCGCGACGCCATTTTGTCGACAACGACCGTCGAGCCAGAGATCGGCGCCGATCGGCTGAGCGAGACGCTGCGCGCCGCCGGCCACCACCATGCGGTGGATCGCCTCGAGAACAAGATTGCCGATGCGCAAGAATCCGAACGCATGACAACCGAGGCGGATTGGCTGGCAGATCTCGCCTGCCATCGCAGGGCGAGCAGCCTTAAGCAGGAGCTGCGGGAGGCGCAACAAGACTGGGTAACCCACGGGACGGATGCAGCGTTTGAACGCATCAAGACCGCCAAGCATGCAATCGATGCTCATCACCGTGAGGGCCAAAAAACATAGCGTTTTCAGCGATTTAATGTTGCTATTTCAGCAATTCTTGCTATGATCAGAGTACAAATTAACTCCACTCAGGAATTACGAAATGACCCGCGAAATTCTGATCGGCAAACTGAAAGAAGCGAGCGCAATCATCGACAGTCTTGACTTCGGACCTTCGGGCGAGATCGACGCTGAGATGTTCTTGTTTCCGGCATACGACGCCATCGCGCTCTGCCGCGGCCAGCTGGAAGCCAACGAAGAAGCGGGGATCGAGTGATGGCCCACCAATCCAACGTCAAGGACGTGGTGCACGGCACCTACCGGAACCGCATCATCAAAACCGTGCTGAACGCGGCCTTGGCTGAAAAGCACGATGCGACCATCTCGGCATGCCGCCGGCTGCTGATGGCGAACATCCGCGGATGGCGGCGTCACCATCAACCGAAGGACTGGGCGTTCGTCCAGGAAATGTTCATTCATCTGACCGTTCGGATTTAGGAGGCGACCATGATCGGAGCCGACGAAGCCACGCTCTGCAACGCTTACGGCTGCGTCATCATCGTCCGCAGGGGCCCAAATCGCGACGAGCAGGTGCGCGCCTATGCGCTCCGCTGCGAGGAGCTGGGGGTCGACATGACGCTCTCCGCCGACGAGATACGCGACATCGTCTGGAAGTCCGAGCAATAGGAAGATCCCATGAACCAGGACGAGATCACCCAGCGCGTTGGCATCCTGATCCGCGACGGCCGCGAGTTCTTCTACGCGCGCTTCGGACGCTGCCTGCTCGGCAGCTACGACCGCAGCGTCGTGGTCGATGCACTCCGTATGCACGAGCCCAAGCTTGCCGACTGGGACAAGCTCCCCCTCGAAGACATCCACTTCAACTGAGGAAGCCATGCAATCCTTCGCAAAACGCAACGACGGACTGAAGTTCGACAACGAGCTCTATTGGCGCCGCCGCTCTAACGCCGGCTTCGAGAACACGCTCGTTCTCCTCCGCTGGGCCGGCATACAACGGCGCGACGCCGTTGGGACGCGCCCGAGCAGACTCCGCGATGAGTACATGCGCAACGCGCGTGACACCGTCATCGCCGCTCGAGCCCGCCCGTTCACGCGCAATATCCCGTGAGGCAGGCCGTGAAGATCCATGCCGCCGCCCTCGCCCTCGGCATTGCGCTCGGCGCCTCGGCGTCCTGGCAGATCGCCCAGGAGCTGCACCGGCCGACCGACTTCCCGGCCTCCTACACCTCTCAGGACCGCCGCGATCTTTCGAGCCTCGTGCGCGCTGTGCGCGTGGAGGCGAAGAAGGATCCGCAGTTCCGCAAGCCACGCTGAGGCACCAATGTCCTACGTCGTTTTTAGGAAACAGGCTCGCAAGTCCGCCAAGGGCGCGATCTTCGCACCTGGCCGCAACACCGAAACCGGCAAGTATCTGATCTTCAAGCTCTGCGAGAATTATGACCGACGCGTGCGCGGCGGCATCCGCAAGACTTGGCGCTACGTCGCCAAGGACCTGTCGCTCGAAGAGGCCAAGACACTGTTCGCAAAGCGGCTCGGCCAAAAAGGAGGCGCCTGATGTTCCACGGAATGTCTCGATCCGACTGGAAGCTTGTCTCCACGTCAGACAAGATCGCGCTGATCGCTGACTGGATCATTGGCGCCATCCTGAGCGTGCAACTCCTGCGCTCATGTCTCAATGCCGATGCGATCCTCATCGCGGCCTATGCACTAGCACTGGCCGCCTGGGCGCTCTCTGCCCGTAAAGCCCGCCAAGATGCAGTCCGAGAAGGCCGCGCGCGCTATGCCGCTCGGCTCTTCAAGAGGCTTCAGGCATGAAGCGCCACCAGCCCTTCAACCCCAATCCACGCCGGCGGAAGTCCCCCGATATCTCCGTCGGCGCCAGCCGCATTAATCACGCGATCGTCCAGGTCCAAGCGCCCGGGGTGATGGTGACCGTCCACTCACACCAGGTGGACGCTCTCGGTCACCCGATGACCACGGTCGAGATCGTTGCGGAGGGCGACGCCTTCCCGCAGCGGGGAAAACCTTGGTGGATCGAAGCCGAGCACGGCAACCGCCGGCAGAAGGCCCGCATCATTCAGAGAGAGAAGCTATGAAGCAGCTCGAGGACAGAGCCCGCATCAAGATCTTTCACCGCCCGACCGGCCGTTATCTATACGGCACGCTCGCGACCTTGCGCGGCACATTCGCCGAGAGTGAGTTCTGCCAGGACAAGTACCGAACCTATGAGCATTTTGTCGAAGAGCAGTTTCGACGCGGTCAGCCCGCAGAGGTGTGGGGCAATCAAGATCCGAGCGTGATCATCTCGAGCCCGGTGATCAGAGAGAAGCTCGCTCAGAAACGCGCAGAGTGCCTTGAGATCGTGGACGGCGAGACAGTCATCGTCGACGGCGAGCAATGGACTGTGCGCATTACCGGGAACTTCTCGGATTTCGTTCACTTTTTCAGAAAAGAGTTCGAAAAAACAGCCGCTTAGATTGTCTTCTTCATTGCTATTTTAGCAATATTTGATATGATCAGAGCACAGAAACTGGTCCTCCACGGAGCAAGGCAATGAAGACCTTCACCACTAAAGAAGAAGCAACTGCTGACGCCTTCTTGGAGCTTGGCGGAGGGGTCGATGGCGAAAATTTTGAGGTCTTCGCCAATGCAGACGGCTCGTTCTCGTGGACTGAGGAAGTCGAAGGCCCCTTCGACGACTTCAACTGGGTCGGCAGCCGGCACCACTACTGACCGTGAAGCGAGGATGCAATGAGCGCAACAGGCAACAACTACCCCCTCGGTCTCCAAATCACCGATGCGCTTATCCGCGAGTTCGGCCGCACCGAAAGCGAGATCAACTACGCCCTCGAACGCCGGCAGATGACCGACACCGAGCGCCAATTGATCCTGTTCCGGCAACGCCAGCTCAATGCGGCGTGGGAAGCGTTCCAGGCAGCGGGAGTGATCGACCAGCCATGAACAAGAAGCGCAGCAAGGAAATCGCCTCTATCGCCTCGAAGCTATCGGATCTCAAAGACGATCTCGAATCTCTCCGCGACGAAGAGCAGGACGCATTCGACAACATGCCGGAGAGCCTGCAGGGCAGCGAGAGAGGCCAAGCCGCCGAGGACGCGCTGCAGAACCTCGACGATGCGATCTCGCAACTCGAGGAGACGCTGAACAGCTTGGAAGGATGCACGTCGCCATGAAGACTTTCACCGTAGAGCTCTGGCGCACCCGTCGCGTCTACCAGGAGGCGACAGTCGCAATTACCGAGGCAGAGCTGACGGAACGGCTCGGCGAGGACCTGTCCGTCTACAGCGAGAACGATCTCAAGGGCGCGGCCTACGACATCGCCGGGGACAAAGCTGAGTGGCGCACCGAAGAGAGCGAGATCATGGACGGCTGGGTGCGGACCATGACCCAGAACGCGGAGACCAGCAATGCCTAGCTTCCGCGTCATCTGGGAAATCGACGTCACCGCTGACGACCACGAAGAGGCCGCCCGTCTCGCATGGGACATCATGCGTCGCCAGGCCTCCATCTCCAACTGTTTCGACGTCCTCGAGAACGGCGACGCGGAACCTGTGCGCGTGGACCTATTCGAAATCGACGCAAAGAGAGAGGCGGAACGGAATGGCACAGCTTAAGTCACCGAACGGAACTCGTATCACCGGCAGGGCCGATACGGTGCTCGCCACTGCCGGAATCATCGGCGTCTCCCGAGATGCTAACGGCAACATCGAGTTCGACTTCTCGGGCGACACTGAAGTGCACTGGGACACTCAGGAGACCACGACTAACGAAGCCGGCCAGCCCATGGTCACCGATGAGTACGGCGACGAGTTCCCGGTGAGTGAATGCACCGTCGTCGACGACGACTACGACTTCGGCGCCGAGGAGGGCGAAGCGTGATCGAGCCATCTTGCGGAGGACCGTTCTCGGTCTACCAGTTCTTCCACGACGGTAGCCATGAGCGGCTGCTCACCACGGATGATCCAAACGCTGCCGTCGAGAAGGCCAGGGACTATGTGTTCCGCCCAGCCGCGAAAATCGGCTTCATCAAGCGCGTGATCATCACCGATCGCGACGACTTCACCCTGTTCGACTGGAAGCATGGCGAAGGCGTGGTGTTCCCGCCTGTCGAGAAAGGAAACCGGCAATGACCTTGGATGTCACCGTAAAGATCCCCGCGCAGCGCATCGCGGACCTCATGTGTAGCGCTGCCGAGTGCAATGACATGACCGCGTCTTGGTGTTGGGGACTGCGCCTCGCTGGCGTGCTCGAAGGCAAGGAGCACGATCTGAGAACCCACGACGGCCACCCCTGGTACTGCAATTCGGCCCTCTACGAGCGCGACGACTTCGTCATGACCGTGTTCGAGATCGAGGACGAGAGCGAGGATATTGACCTCGATCCCGGCACCGGCCTGCCAAACTCGAACGTGAATCGCCGCATCGTCAATGCTGCGAGCTTGGCCAAGGGCTTTTCACTCATGGCCACGCAGTACCCCTGGCACCTCAGCGACATCATGCAGGAGAACGAAGACGCAGTGACCGCGGACGTGTTCCTGCAGCTCATCTCGCTCGGCGACATCGTTTACGGCTGACTTTATCATTGCTGTTTTAGCAATATTGGAGGGAAAATGTCTCATTTCACAGTTCTGGTCATCACGGACCAGGAGCCGAAGACTGATGTTTTGGAAAAGGCGCTCCTGCCCTTCCATGAGTTCGAGTGCACTGGTCACGAGGCCTTCATCGAGGAGATCGACGAGACCGAGGAAGCCCGCGAGGAGTTCGAGGCCGCCACGGTCACACGTTTGCGCGCACCAGATGGCTCGCTGCACGAACCTTACGACGATGAGTTCTATCGCGATCCAACTCCAGAGGAGAGCGAGAAGGTCGGCACCAGCGGGATCGGCGTCAGCGGCGGCCTCTCCTACGCCTCCAAAGACTGGGGCGACGGCCGGGGCTATCGGGCAAAGGTCAAATTCGTTCCCGATGGTTACGAAGAGATCGAGCTGCCAAGAAAGAGCGTCGAAGACTTCGCCGCCTTCGTCGAGCACTATAACGGCAAGGCCCCTGTCCCCTTCGGCCAGACCCCAGACCTCACCGGCAAGCATAAGTACGGCTACGCCCTCCTCGACGCGGAGGGGAGCATCGTGAAGGTCGTCAACCGGACAAACCCGAACGCCCAGTGGGACTGGTACGTGCTCGGCGGCCGCTGGCAGGGCCTGCTTCTTCCAAAGAAGGCCAATGGCGGCACGCACACCGGCCGACCTGGTCTCATGGACTGGACATCGGGTGTCGGCGGTGTCGATGCCTGCCGCAAAGGCGATCTCGACATCGAGGCGATGAAGAACAACGCCGTCAACCAGCGTCGCGACATTTGGCAGGACACAATCACCAAGGCACGCGAGGTCGGCATCACCCTGCCTGAGAACGAGCTCGACGAAAAGCGCCGAGCCTATTTCAAGCGCCGCGGGGAAGAGATCGAGGCCTGGAAGAGCACCACTCCCCGACCCGACCGCCGCGAGCACTTTGAGAGCTTCATGGGCGACCTGCTCATCTTCCGCAACGCATTCGACGACTGCTTCGGTCCGCAGCTCTGCGAAGAGGATACCCCGATCCAAGAGTGGATCGACACCGCTCCCCCACTCACAACCTTCGCCGTTCTGAAGGACGGCCAGTGGTTCCAGAAGGGCGAAATGGGCTGGTGGGGCGTCGTCCACGAAAAGAAGGAAGAGAGCCGCTGGGAAAGCGAGTTCCAGAATCTGCTCAACGACACACCCGACGATCATTGGTTCGCAGTCGTCGACTGCCATATCTGAGCTCAGCGCGCGGCGGTCACTCGCCGCGCTTCATCCCAATTGGATTTCAACGATGCAGAGCAACGAAGCACGTTACTGGGCCGACATGACGGCCGCATCGAACCTCGAGATCTGCCAGGAAGCGAAGTGCGAATTGATCAGGTGCGATCGTCGCGGGACTTGGCGGTGGCGTCACGGCATGCGTTCGAGCGCTGATCAGTATTGCAAGACCTTCGAGACGAAAGACGAAGCCGCTGCCGATTTCGTGCAGTCGCGCGAGTTCCATAACTGGCTGCGATCTCGCGGCGTATGCATCTAGGGGCTCCCAATGACCGAAGCAACTCTCCCATCCCGTACCCCAGAACAATCGGCCACGCCGCCCAGGCCTCGCCACAGCGAGCACGACGTCATATCCGCGGTGGCAACTTCGATGCTCCCTGAGATCATCGAATGGCTCGGCGACGATTACCAGGAGGACATGAAAGCCGATATTGAAGAGCACCTGATCGAAGCCATGAAGGACAATCCAGGTCTCGACGGCTACGACATCGCGAAACACCTCGACAATCGGTTCATGTGGGAATGTAACGCCGAACTCGTCAGCATCCTCGATAGCGCCCTGAGCCATGCCTCAACCGCGCACAGCGAACGCATCAAGGAATGGGTGAAAGCGAACAACATTCGCCCAAAGCTCGGGGTGGGCCAGAAAATCTCGTCCTCCATGTTCCGCGGCGAAGGGACGATCACAGCGATCATGGAAGATCGTGCCTGCTACGTCGTGCAGAACGAGGAGTTCCGGTCGACGCACCAAAACCAGCCCCCGACCAGCGGCCTCCTCGTCCCCTACGAACAGGCCAAGCAAATCTGAATGCACGGAGCGCTTTTTGCGCATGTCCACGCTGTCACTCGCCGGGCTTATTCACGAGGAGAGTTGTAATGCCAATAATCGCAGACCCAACCGCCTACCTGCCCGATCAGGTTTTCAATATCGACCTTTCGAAGATTATGTGGCGCGCAACAGGTTCATACCTTGGCGAAGACGCCCACAGCCGTAGCAGGCTCACCGCCACGCTGCGCATTGGCGAAGCCGATCACCACCTGGATGCTATCCAGGTCACCGAGATCGACGGCACGCAGTGCGGTGCCACCGGCGCCGAGGAGGAAATTGCCGACCTCGATATGTTCTGCGGAGGCGGCGACGGAGCGTTCGAGACCGTCTCGATCGAAGGCCGCAAGTACGTGATCTTCATGACACCGTTTCGAACATAGAGGAGAAGACGATCATGTACGAAATAGGCGCGATCGTTGCCGCCATGCTCGCGGCTTGGGCGATCGGGGAACTCGTCATCATACCGCTCATTCGCGCGATCATCGAATGGTCTCTCGACTAGCGAAAACCCAGTATTTGCGGGCCTTTTTCATTGCTATTTTAGCAATAGACGATAGAGTATTTCCATAACAGAAACTATCAACAGGGGTGGCGTCCCAACATTAAGAGGGACGTGAAAATGGATCTGACATGCTGCACATCTCAACAGCTGATCGAGTGCCTAGCGGGGTGGAGCGCAGCTCGCAGCAACGAGCCATTCGATGCAAGCGCGAGCAGACATTGGCAGGAAGGCTACCGCCTATTCCAACTGCAAAATGGCGAAGTGAGCTTGCCCGGCTCGGCCTGCGGACCGACTTCGCTGATTGGCTCTCAGACCTGATCAACATCTCACGTCGTCATACCTGCGATCTCCATCAGGCAATCATAGCTTGTCGGCCAGTCTGCGATGGCACCCAAACCTTTTTCCTCGACAACGTGGCTTACATTTCCGCTGGGAATGCATCCCTTGGCGATGCTTTCCACGGATGGATCGCGTCGGCACTGAAGGAAATTGGAACCTCGCACACGGGAGCCTGAGCATGGCTACAATCGAGTTCAAAGCCTACCAGATCCACGAGGTTCACAAGTTCCGGAGCGAGGTGACTGGCGAGGAAGCCGTGACCGTATCGTTCAGCTTCGGAATCGGGAGGCCAGCTCCGTTTGAAACCGAGCGCATACAGGCCAAAAGCCTCAAAGAGATCATCCCGGCATTCGACGCTTACGTGGAACGCGCCAAGGAGACCGGGCTGCAGCTCCAGCTCCGGGCTCGGGTCAGTAGTGGGCGCTCGCCAGCCGGCTTCGAGAAGGCACGCAAGAACAACGAGCTCATCCGCAACGTGAATATCTGAGGCTCGACGATGTCCGCGCAGGCATTCTCCATAGATCTTTCGAACCTGACCGAGGATGAAGCGATGGCTCTCGCCCAACTTTGCAAGCGGTTCGGCTTCAGCCACGCCGAGGAGCTCGCCAACTCCTGCGACGGAGGTCGCGAGCAGGAACACATGATCTCCGCAGTCGCGAAGCTTCGACGCGCTCTTGCGGAGGAAGGTTTCGCGCCGCGCTAAGCGGCGAACGAGTGTCGACACCGGCGGACCGGGAGACAAAGGCACGAAGCGCTGCAGGCTATGTAATGGCGGCGTGAGAAGCGCCTAGGGGCAACGACCAAGAGGCCGGTACGCCCCTTTTGGAAAGCTCTCCCGGAGGAGAACACACACAGGAGGCGACCATGTAGATCGAGCCATCACCAGCAGGGGTAAACGCCAGGAACGCCGCTGGACTGGGACTAGGCGCGACAGCCGGGAGAGACCGGCAATGAATTCGCCCGATGGGCGTCCGAGGTGGATACACGCCGGACTGCACCGAGCCGACCACACAAACGGGGTGCGTGCAGTACGGAACGTCAACGTGGGCAGCCAAAGCCAAGTGGGCGTGACAGTCGGGAGAGACCGGCATCGATTTCAGAGGCCACCATACCGCATCAAAGTGAGGGATGATGACGACACCTGAGAACATGGACGAAACCGAGCTGATTGCCTTTCGGGGTATCGGCGCCGCCGTCTCCCTGGCCCATGCGACGGCTTCGAACGCCGGCTGGTATAAGGATCCGGCGACAGGGCTCCCGGTAAACCGCAACTTCGGTGAGGTGATCGCCCTCATGCAGTCCGAGCTCTCCGAAGCCCTTGAGGCCGATCGTAAGAGCCTTCCAGATGACAAGCTCCCTCACCGTCCCGGCCAGGAAGTCGAGTTCGCCGACACGTTCATCCGCATCGGCGACACATCGTATGCCCGCGACGAAAATCTACCCGCGGCCTTCATCGAGATCCTCCGCCTCTTGCAGCGCTTCTCACTCACTGAGTTGCGCTTCGCACTCACTGTCTTCCGGTTGTGTGAGGCAAGCGGCGAGTTCGATTTCGATCTCGAAGGCGCGATCATCGAGAAGAACCGCTTCAACAAGAAGCGCGCCGACCACAAGCTCGAAAACCGCGCCGCCGGCGGCAAGCGGTACTGAGGAGACAAACGATGCTCGCACGCCTGTTTGACGGATCCGCCTACATCCACCGCGCCTTCCACGCTATGCCCGCAATGGAGCGCCCCTCCGACGGACATCCCGTTGGCGCGATCAATGGGTTTTGCCGGACGCTCCTCAAGCTTACCTCTCCATCCTATCGAGCCGCGCCAGCCCGCTTCACCGCCGTCATCTTCGACGCCACGCGCGACAACTGGCGAAACAGTACCTATCCAGAGTACAAGGCGCATCGTCCGCCGATGGATGACGCCCTTCGCGCTCAGATGCCGCTCATGCGCGAAGCCGCCCGCGCGTTCGGTCTATCGGCTATCGAGGCTGCCGGCTACGAGGCGGACGACATCCTCGCCACGTACGCTCGCCTCTTCACCGAGGAGGGTATCGACGTAGAGATCGTCACCGGAGACAAAGATCTCACCCAGCTCATGCGGCCGCCGATGGACGGTCTCGGCGGCGTGACGGTCCATGACCCATTCGCCGACGAAAACCGCGGAAGGATCTTGGAAGTCGAGGACGTCATCAAGAAGTTCGGCGTTGGACCGTCTCTCGTGCGAGACAGTCTCGCACTGCAAGGCGACGCAACCGACAACGTGCCGGGCGTCCCAGGCGTCGGCGTCAAGACCGCTGCGAAGCTCTTGCATGCCTATGGTTCGCTCGAAGGGGTACTTGCGAACGCAGAGAACGCCTCAACCCCGAAGCTGCGTGCGACCCTTACCGATCCTGCGAACCAGGAGCTTGCTCGGATCTCCTACAAGATCGTGGGCCTCGAGGAGAATGTGCCTCTGACGCTACTCGAGCCGCCATCTGAGCTCGAATACTACGCTCCTGACATGGCCGAAGTTCGTGAGTTCTTCGAGCGCATGGAGTTCCCCGCGCTCGTTGACCGCGTGAAGGAGCTGGCAGCGTGAGCATTAAGGCGCTCAAGCCTCACCCCATACCATTCGTGCAGTGCTGCGCCAGGGTCAGTCCCCCGGCGCACACGCCGAACTGGCGGCGAGCACGCTACGCGCTGATGAAACCGAACATGAACCCGGACAACTGCATGCGCGCCGCCGTCTACGAAATCGACGACGAGATGTATTGCGGCGTCCACGCGGCACAGACCGCACTCAAGCGATGGATCAAAGGACAGCTAATAGAGGCACCATGAACAACAGCAAACGCTACCGCGAGTGCATGGCCGAGATCATTGGCGTCCTCAAGAAGTACGACATGGCCGGCGCTGTCACCGTCGTCGACCAGAACCGCTGCATGTTCAAGTACCACTTCCCTACCTGGGCAGCGATCGTAGTCAACCCGAAAGAGATACGGATCCGCGCCCTCCGAAAGGACTTCCCGACCGCCGAGGCGCATCACCGCGCCCTCGAGATGTCGGCTCACATCGTCATGCAGATGCGCGACGTCGCCACCAACACCTTTGCCATGATGGAGCACCTCGGCGAGATCCTGCGCAAGAAGGTCGGCATGGAGCACACTCCTGGCGCCGACTTTGATCCGGAGCTGGAAAACTGATGACGCCTTCTTCCCTCCCTCCTGAGCAGCAGAAGCTGCAAAGCTTTGATTCCCTGAAAAACATAGCGTTTTCATTGGCTTAATCATTGCTATTTCAGCAATTTTTGCTATGATCAGAGTACGGCAATTCCTCACTCAGATCTAGGACAGTAAGCCATGAGCAACATCGAAGCCCTTTCTGCCTGCGTCACCAAGCTCAGCCCCGGCGATCAGGCGTTCGCGGCATCGCTGCTCAGCCAGAGCAAGCGCCGGCCACTCTCTCCCAAACAGCTCTATTGGGTCGACGAACTCGTCGACCGCGCTTCGCGCCCCGAGCCCGAGAAGAAGGCCGTCGGAGATATGGAGGGCGTCATCGCGCTCTTCGATCGAGCTGCAAAGAAGCTCGCCTTCCCGGCGATCGTGCTCTCGATCGAGGGCGTTGGCGAAGTGCGCATCAACGTCGCCGGTGAGCGTGCGCGCGTCCCCGGCTCTCTCAACGTGATCCGCTTCAGCGATCGCGAGTGGCTCGGCCGCGTGCACCGCGACGGCCAATTCGAGCGCTCCAGAAAGCACGAGGCAACCGACGAGCTGATCGCCGGCCTTAAGGCCTTCTCCCAGGATCCAGCCGGCGTGGCGGCCGCCCACGGGCTTCTCACGGGGCGCTGCTGCTTCTGCAATACCGGCCTCACCGACGCACGTTCGACCGCAGCCGGCTTCGGACCAACCTGCGCGAAGAATTACGGGCTCTACGAGGAGTGGAAGAAAGCCTCCCAGAACCACTGATCCTCACATCCCAAACTCACCCGACACAGGAGCCAGCGATGGGCCTCAAGCGCATTCCTCTCTCAGACATCATCCCCAATCCGGACCAGCCGCGGAAGATGTTTGATCCTAAGGCTCTGGCGGAGCTCGCGGCCAATATCGCCGAGAACGGTCTGATGCAGCCGATCACGGTCCGGCCCATGGGCAACGGCAAGTACATCATCGTCGCCGGCGAACGCCGCTGGCGCGCTCACTGCATCCTGGCCGACCGCGGCAAGCTCGAGCGGGACTCGATCCTCTGCCATGTCCGCCGAATGGACGACGACCAGATGCGCATCGAGGCCATCATCGAGAACCTGATGCGAACCGACATCACGCCGCTCGAGGAGGCAAACGCCTTCCAAGCCGCTCTTGATCATGCCGGCTGCACGGTCGAGCAACTCGCACGCAAGCTCGGCATCACCCAGCCGCGCAGGATCCGGGAGCGCCTGCACCTCCTTCGATTGCAGCCGGAGATCCAAAGACTTCTCGCCTCAGATCAGATCAGCCCTTCCGCTGCATACGAAGTGGCGCGCCTCGAGCCACACCAGCAGACGAATATGGTGCGGCGTATCGCAATGGGGCTCGTCAACATCAACGCCATCCGGGCAGCGGTCGACACCATCGTCGATGGGGCCACGCAGAACGACATCTTCGGCGGCTCATCCGCCGTCAGCGATGCCGACGTTGCAACTCTCAACCGCATGGAGCGGAAGATCGAGCAGGTCGAGCAGTTGCTCGCTCAGGGTTGGAAAGACGGCGAATGCATCGCCGCTTCCAAGGTCTCACCAGATCGCACGGAGCTCATGGCCGACAAGATCACCCATATGATCAAGGCTCTGAGGACGATGGAAAAGTCTCTCCGGGAAACGTCGATCCAAGTCGAACTGATACTGGACGCCACAAAAGTCGCCTGAAATGGAAAGCGCCATGGCGAGGGGATCACCATGGCGCTCAATTCTACCGGGGAATAAATGGAGCGGGCGTCAGTATCGCAACTGCCAATTCGGGAGGGTATCCCAAATTGCCGCTTGGCACCCGCAGCAGGAGAATCATTCTGTGTTTCGCTTCGTGTGTCCAGAGGAAAAGCACAGCAGATAGCGAGATCGCATAAGCCACTTAGGAAGGTACGATCCGCGCTTCCACGAGTTGCCGGAAAGCCACAAAGAAGAGGACGGAAATCGAATGAGCGAAACGCGGATTATCACTTCGAGCTGGTTTGTTAGGTTGCCATTGGATTACGTCCGAATTTCCATTGCTCGATCCGCACCGCGCGGCCAATCCGGGTATTTGGTTTACCGGAAATTGGCACCTGGCTCATGGTTCCGGTCGGTCTCTACGACGGAATATCGAAAGCGCTATTTTAGCGAAATCCTTGGGCGGCTTAACCCGGATCAAGTCCGAGAAGAGATCACGGCAATGGCGGCTGGCAGGACAGCGGCGCTTCTGTGCTGGGAACCACCGCAGCCTGGGCCGGAGTGGTGCCATCGCGGCTTCGTAAGCCAATGGCTGCATGAGGCCCTTGGCCTCGAGATCCTGGAGTACGGCCAGGAAATGCACGGGTTCGGCCTGAGCCATCCCAAGATCCCTGACGAATACCGCGTTCGGAAGACAGCCCCGGCGCCAGATCGCTCAGCCGAAATCTTACCGCATGTCGGCAAGATCTTCCGATCAGGGAAAGTCGCTTTCCAGGTAAAAGGCGCAAGCGAGGACTTCCCCGATCAGGCCGTCGTAACGGACGGCAAGCGAGAGATCATCATCACGGTAGAAACGCTGCTCGCCAAACTCAAAGCCTGACCGTCTCAGAATAGAAACAGCTGGCCCTCATCGCCCGGCACACCATGTGATCGGTCATGGAGACGGTCTCTCACTTTGTTGAGACCGTCTTCATGACGATCCATGGTGGCCCACTTACCTGGCGCGAGAAGCTCGTAAGAGACCGTCTTCCCATGCCACCGAAGCATCAGGTTAGATGCCAGAGCTCGCGCCATCGGCGGATAGTCCTCCGGACGCAAATAGAAGACCGTCGACGCTCGCAGAGCCTGACGATCAATGATGTGCTTGTGCGGGTCGCTGAACTCATCCCAGCGCTCATCCAAGATCAACGATAGCCGATCGAACACCGCGTCTGGGATCAACGTCTCGCCACGGTGTTCATAGAGGTATCCTGCCGCGAGCCATAGCCTGAACATCAAGGCCGGGCGCAGCCGCTCCACCTCCTCGACGTCCTGAAATGTCCCATCCAAGAGGGTCTTCATCCAGAGCTCCTGCCCGGCGCGGGCTAGACCCGCGCCGCATCCGCGCTGGCGTTGCCGTAAATCACTGGCGCGCGTTGTAGCCGTCATGACTCGCGAAGACGCGCGGCAACGGGAAGTCATCCGTCCCGGTCGACAACTCAGCGAGACGGTCCGCGGCCGCCGCTTGGCGCTGCCCGAGATCAGAGATGATGTTCGCGATCTCCAGGTAGCGGTCAGCCTCACGCTGCGCAGCGTGTGCGAGATTGGTCTGATCGTAGGCGTTGGCCTTCATCTGACGAGATAGTGCCTCAATCTGTCCGATCAGCGGGTCTTCATACGAGCTCATTGATTTCTCTCCTATAGGTGACTGTCTGTCTGTGGCATCAGAACGGGATCTCGTCGCTGAAGCTGCCATTGCCGCCACGATCACCGTTGTCATCGTCGCGGCGCCCGCGTTCCGGGGGGGCATCTTCATCACGAGGCGATGGGCTTTCTCGCCGACCGTTTCCGGCCTTGCCGAGCAGCTTCATCGTCTCGACAATGATGTCGGTGTACCAGCGCTTCACGCCGGCCTCGTCGGTGTGCTCGCGATATTCAACCCTGCCCAGGATAAAGAGCTGCGAGCCCTTGCTCACGTATTGCTCGACCACAGGCGCGAGCTTTTCGTTCCACACGACGCAGTTATGCCATTGGGTCCGTTCCTTCGTTTCGCCGGTGTCCCGGTCGCGCCACTTCTCCGAGGTGGCTAGTCGGATGGTGGCGACCTTTCGGCCGCTCTGGGTCACCCGGATTTCCGGGTTAGCTCCCACATTCCCGATTAGTTGCACACTGTTGAACATCCCTCGATAACCCCCGGTGTTTCATGTGAAATTTGGCTACGCCAACCTAAATTTTTGGTCGTAAGCATCTACAGTCGTTGCTGTTTCAGCAACGACACATGCATGCTTTATTGCGCCCCAGCAGGGTTGATCCGCGGCTGCGGCGGCCTGGCCTCTGACGCTTTCTCAGCTCTGCCGAGACGCTCCATTCTCGCCGACTGGATTTCATCGTGCGCTTCCCGCAAAACACGCTGTGCCTGCTCGTCGAGACCGTCCCACTCAAGGTACAGTTCGGCGAGGCGCCACAGCGTCGCCTTGGTAAGTCCAAGGGCGGCCGAGCGACAGAGGGCCCGATCGGTGTAGTTAGTCGCCTGCTGGCCGATCTCTTCCAACGTGAAAGCCCGCCCCATCGTCTCGGAACGAACCTCAAGCACTGCCGCTCCGCAGATCGTTTGGAACTGCGGCCCCAGCTTCCGCCAGACATAGTAGAACCGCGCGTAAGCTGCCCGCTGCGCCTCGGTGATATGAGATGACCGAGGCGTCGAGGCGCCGCCCGACATCACCTCGTAGCGAGCAGTGATGTTCATTGCCGTGGCGAGCTCGGCGTCGCGCACGAAGCGCTGAAAGATCACGCGCTCGGCGGCGGTGAAGTGAACCCCGAACACGTCGAGTGTTCCCCTAACCTTGTGCGGCTTGTCCGGGCTCTTCGGACGGCGAATGCCATGACCCTGGGCCGCCATCTCTGCGCGGCGCTTCGTCGGCCCGGTCGTGGACGTATCCTGCGCCGCCTTGCGGTCAATCTCGTCCACCACCTTCCGGACCCGGCCAAGCTTCACCTTGAGTGCGTCACCGAAGATCTTCGACACGGTGTCGACCAGAGTTTGCTTGACCGACGGCTCGAGCTCGCCGGTGGGGTGAAGCCCAATCTCCGGCACGCCTTCCGGGCCAATCCGCGGCCTACTGGCATCTCGGCGGGGCACCTGGGCAGTTACGAACTGGCCAGTAATAACCTCACCCACGCGCTCAACCAGCGCCGCAGATCCCGGCCCTAGCTGCTGCGCGCGCCGCACGGCCTTTGGGGAGGCGACCAACTTTCTCCGATCTTCAGACATGGGTTCCTTTGCCGTAGCGTTCGACGAGGTTGAGTTTCTTGAGCACGGACTGAGGCACGAGGCAGTCGGGATCGCCGGGCGGCGGGCCGAGGTACTCGACCGGCCATACGCCGTTCGCCCACCGCCGGACGAACTCCTCCCAGCCGTCTTCGCTGGCACGACGCGCCGCATCCTCCTGGCCCCGCCACCAGAAAGGTTTCGGCGGGGCGCTGTCAGGTTTTCCAGACTTGGTTTTCGGCTCATGGCGCGGCTCATTCGCCTTTTCGATCAGGCGGGCGAGGACATCGCCCATGCCCGAGCGATCGGACAGCAAGCCTTCGATGGTGAGCCGGTACGGCGTGCCGCCGTCACGCGGCTGGACCCGGCCCATCAGGAAATCATCCGTGAGCACTTGCGTCAGCGCGATCCCGAATTTCTCGATGCCGCCGATCTCGACAAGGCGCTTGGCCATCCGCTTGCGGCGCGCCGGCGATTGGATCTCAACCCGACCGAAGCCGTGCTGCGTGGCGAAGGCGTTCCACAGGTCGAACGCTGCCGACACGATGCGCTCGCTCTCCGCCGAGCGGCCACTGCCCTTCGCCGAAGGCTGCGCGGGATCTTCCCCCTCGGGGGGATAATCATCCGAAGGGGGATTAGGGGGTTTTTCTCTTTCTACTTCTTCTTCTCTTTCTTCTTCTAATTCTAGTCGCGCACCCCCGTGCGCACACGTAGAAGAGGGTTCGGCCAAGCCCCCCTGAATAGAAACACTGTTTTCATTAGCAAATCCCGAAATTTCACGATCGAGATCAGCGTGACTCGTCTCCGGCTCGTCGTTGGTTCGCAGTTGGTTCGTCGCTGACTCAGTGCTGACTCGTGCACGGGCCGGCGACGAACCGACCTTGTCACGCGCTGCTTTCGCTCTCGATTTAGCTGCGGCTCGATCAGCTTGCATCTTCGAAGCGGCCTCGGCGGAAAGAGCACGTTGCGCCTCGCGCGCCTCCAACTCACGCGTTGCGCGCTCGTCGTAGATACCCTTCTCGTCACGTATCAGACGCATTGCCTTGGTGAGCTCCTCGACGATCACGCGCGCCTTGCGCGTCGATATATGCATCTGGTGGGCGAGCCACGAGAGATCGCCATCGGCCGGCAATGGACCGCCTTCGATGTACTGAAGCGCGATCGCGTCCATGTACGCGCCGCGCTGCTCAAGCGTGAGCCGGCGCGTCGAGCGGATGTAATCGACAGGATAAAACTTGAACCAGAGGTCAGGGCGCTTCGCCATATCTAGCCCTCCCGCCTGAGATCGGTGAAGCGCGTGAAGTCAGGATTGAAGTGCGAACGGACTGTGCCAGTCTGCCCATTGCGCTGCTTGGCGATAATGAGCTCGGCTATGTTCTTCTGTCCCTCTTCGCGCCACTTCTGCTCCCAGTCAGCACGGCCGTATGGACCGGATGGCTCCGGGTTAGCCTTCAGCCAGTAATATTCCTCGCGATAGAGGAATATGACGACGTCAGCGTCCTGCTCGATCGTTCCGCTATCGCGAAGGTCCGAAAGGTTCGGCCGTTTGTCCTCACGGCTCTCGACGCCGCGCGACAGCTGCGAAAGCGCGATGATCGGAATCTCGAGTTCCTTGGCCAGCGATTTGAGGCCTCCGGATATCTCGCCGATCTCCTGCACACGGTTCTCACCACGCCGCCGTGTGCCCGTCATGAGCTGAAGATAGTCGACCAGAGCCAAGCCGATGCCTTGCTGCCGCTTGAGCCGGCGCAAGCGCATCCCGAGCTTCGCAATCGAAATGCCGCCAGTCGGGTCGATATACAGCGGCGTCGCGCGAATGAGCTCCTCTTTCTCGATGATAGTGGCGCGCTCAACCTCGGAGAAGGAGCCTGCGAGTATCTGGTTGGCTTTGACCCCGCTTTCATCCGCCAGGATGCGCCGCGTCAGCTCCTCATCGCTCATCTCGAGGCTGTAAAAGCCTACAGGAGCGCCCCTACGGGCCGTCCAGTCCTGGCGGCCATCATCACCCTCAACATCCTGGCCTTTGGCCTTCCTGAGGCGCGTGGCGGCCCTGTATGCGATATTCATCGCCAAGGCGGTCTTGCCCATGCTTGGACGTGCAGCGATCACGATCAGCTGCCCTGGCTGCAGACCGCCACCGAGCTTGCTATCGAGATCCATGAGGCCGGTGGATAGCCCGCTATCGCGACCGCCGGTCTTCTGCGCCTCGATAGCCTGCTTCACGACAGCTGACAGCGAGTTCTCGAACGTCACCGTCACCGCGTCGGTCTTGGCGTTGGAGATAGTGTAAAGATCTTCCTCGGCTTTCTCGATCAGCCCGATAGGCGTCGTTTCGATCGGCATGTCGTAAGAGATGTCGACGAGCTCCCGCCCAGTCGAGATGAGCGCGCGCCTCAGAGCGAGATCGTAGATGGTCTGCGCATAGCTCTTCACCGCATGCAACGGCGCCCCGGCAACGGCGAGTTGGCCGAGATACTCCGCGCCGGAGACACCAGATCGAACAGTCACGTTTTCGAAATAGGGCTTCAGCGTTACGGGCGTCGCTTTGAGCCCGGCGCGCAGCATCTCTTCGATATGAGCGTAGATCGCGCCATGAACCGGCTGGAAGAAATGCTCTGGCGTCAGCAGATCGCTCACCACGTCGTAGGCCGCGTCGTCCATGAAAATTGAACCGAGCAATACCTGCTCTGCGGTGGTGTTGTGCGGCAACGGGCGTCGCCCATGTGGATCTGAGCCGCCATCGCTGTTGACATCGTGAGAGGAGTTTTGTTTCATAAGTCTCTATCCAATTGGTCACCACATCTCGAAACCCCCGCCCTGGTCCGGCGGGGGTTTTGTCCTTTCACGCTGCTTTCGCCATACTCGACGGTTCCTGAGCCGGTCGAAGCGCATAGCAAACGCGTCCCCGATGCACGGCCTTCGCGATCTCAATCTCACCGCAAATCGTCCCGAGATCCTTCTGGGACATTGCGCATTTTGGGACGTGGTCGCGGGCCCACAGCGCATAATGCTGGTGGAACGTATCCGCCGTGATGCCGTCGCGAGTACTCGATGGGACCATCGTCTCAGCAACGAAACGCTTTACGGCGCGCACGCGGCGCTCACGATCCAAGCTTCGAAACTCCTGCCGGCTCGTCGACCTGCGCACTCGCTCGGGACGATTGAGCGCCTGTAAATCGGGAATGAGGTCCAACTGATCGCTGGTGACCGTCTCGCCGGGCGCGTGGCCGGAGCCGGTCTCGACAGTAGCGGGCGCGACCGTCTTGCCGTCTTGGGCAGAGACGGTCTTTGTCGAAGCATCTTCGATGACCATCGCTTCGGCGGCCGGCGCCGTCTCACCTAACTGGCTCGTGCCAGCATGCATGGGGACAGGTCGGCTGGGCCACATGCCAGCCGCTACACCGAAGCCGAGCATCTTGCCGACCACAAGGAGAAGTGCGAGGGCGAGTTGATTGGCGAAGATGTAGTCGTCGATCGTCCAGCCGAGCTTCTTAGCCAGCATCTCAGCCTCCGGATCACCCATGACGTGCTCGACCGTCGAATGCTGAACTGTCACGGTTTCCAGGCTTGCTGCGTTGATCTCTGCGCGCAGGTCCCGCCGTTCACGACTATTTCGAGGCGCCTCTTTGTACTGGTCCCGGAGCCAGGACAGATGCCGCTCTTGGCGCCCCAACGCACTCTGGTTCATGGCCTCGGCCGCCTGCCGTTTGGCCTCCTCGTTCGCCTCGATCACGAGCGCCTTCTCAACGCGCTCCTGCATGCCAAAGGCAAGCGAGTTCTTGACCGAGAAGCCGGCAAAGCCGAGGAGCACGACGCCCATGAGCAATCCACTCAGAATGGCGCGTACCGTTCCCATCGCGATCAATGCAAACGTCACTGAGGCAAGCACACAGACCATTACGTCAACGGCAAGCGTGCTCGAGGGCTGGACAATGCTGCCCAGCCAAGTGCTCGCGCTAGCCTTACCAGCTGAGAAGTTCATGGCCGCGGTGTTGCCCAAACACCAAACGCCGACAAGGCCGGCCAAGACGCAAAGCGAATAGCGACCCCAAGGCCGCGGACTCTCTCGTGCCGAAGAAGACATGAAACCTCCTTAGTCTGCAGATTCGAGTTGCTTGCTTGGGGTTGCCTCAGTCTCGCTGCCGGTATTTCGGCGCGATCGCGCAGGCTGATACGCCCGACGCAGATGTTCCTCACAATAATAAGCGCCGACGATCTTGCGCTCGCCGCAGTAGCGAAACTCCGGTGTCCCCGGCTCGCCCAAGGGCCATCGGCAGCAAAGGTCCGTCAGCGTGTGGATTGTCTTTCTGCCGGGCTTATGCTTGAGCGGCGCCGCCGCGGGGCCGTCAATGGCCGAGGACTCCGGCAAGCGCGGGCGAGAACGACGCTCGACCATCTGGATGCCCCGCGCGCGCAATCGAGCAACCTTGGTACCCACGCTCTGGCGTGTCCGGCCCAAGGCAGCCGCGATCACGGCGGCGGTCTCTCCGAGCTTATTCCAGCGATATACGAGTTCAGCCGTATGCTCATCCGACCAATCGGGGTCGCGCATGCGTTTGCTCCGTCCTTGGCGACGCTCAGCACAAACGCACAACACTCAAAGGCGACCGGCTTGGCCGCTATGCAGCATCTTTGTCTGCAGAAGCAGACGGCGCCTCGTAAAACTCCGAGCGCGCCAGCTCGATGCGATGTTCGTTCGCCCACGCGAGCAAGGTGTCGTGGTACTCGCGCGGGATCCAGCCATCACGTCCCTCGTGCTCTTTCGGGTACATGAACCGATAGACGATCGACGGGTTGACTCTCAGAACCTTGTTCGCGACAAAATTTGCCCCGCCAAGCTTGGCGAGGATGGATGCCGCGGGATCGAGACGTGGGACGGTGTGTTTGGAACTCATAGCTGTGAACTATTGCTGTTTCAGCAATAACAAGTCAAGCTGAACGTTGACTCTAGCATCGTTCGTTGCTGAAATGGCAATGGAAAGCTTGAGTGTGGGAGGGTACACCGGATCTTACCTGAAAAAGGGGGATTCGATGTATCGGGAATGGCTTACAAAGGGGCTCATGAAGCCAGGCAAGTCGCAAGTCGGCCTGGCGCGGGCAACGGGGATCTCGCCATCGGTGATCAACCGCATGGTCAATGGCTCTCGACCAATTCGCGACCACGAGATCATTAAGATCTCGAAGTACATCGAAGAGGCGCCTCCATCGAGCACTCGGCCACAGACGCTGCACACGAACTTTGAATTAGTGCCTGTCGTCGGGGTGGCGCAGGACGGGGCTTGGAGGGATTCAATGGGGGCGCCACTACGCGCGATGCTCTCGGAGCTGCCCGCTCCGCCGAGCAAGGAGTATCCAGGTAAGAGACAAGCCGTGCAATTGGCGGTGCCGCTCGATCCCGGATCAAACGTTTCTCTCCAATTCCTATTCTTCGTGCCGGCTGAGTACTTGAATCGCCCTATTCTGGAAGGCGACACGGTCTATGCTGAGATCAGACAAGCTAACTTCATTCAACACACGGCTCTTCGCGTCATGGGCGATGGGCGCAATCGGAAATTTGCATCGATCTCTGATCCCAAGGTCCAGTGGAAGAGCAAGGACGTGACCGTGCTCGGTCTAGTGACCGGCACGCACATCGAATACGGTATCTGATGTCTCCAGGAGCAGAAAAATGCTCCTGGTTATGATTATTTTCTTGCTATTTTAGCAATGGACTGTCATACTATCATGGTCAGGACAAGCCGGTCCCCCAGTAAAAGTTAGTAAATATCAAAGTGTTGGCGCTCTTTCGCCAGGTGATCCGGCGCGTCCGCAGGCTTTCTGTTTTAGCAATTCGGGGCCGATTATGCAGACCGCGAAGCCGCAGGCAGACAATCTCGCCGACATGACCATCGAGCAACTGCTCGCCTACCGACGCGCTCTCCTGAGCGAGATCCTGAAGGCGCCGTATCGAGAACCGAGCCGCCTCTACGCTCTCGCATCCATGGAATTGCGGCGCCGCGGCGCCCGCTGACGCCATGCCATTACCTAGCCTCCTGGAGCCCCCCATGACCGAACAGAGCGCAGCCGCGCAGCATGAACATGACGAATACGCTTGGTACGAGGATGCCATTGCCGGCAAGAACCCCGTCATTCACGATGGAAAGCCACAGCTCGGATGGTTCAAGACCCGTCGCAATAAGAACGATCTCTGGCTGCCGACGATAATCTACCGCGAGCAAGAGACAGGCAAGATCGTCGCTTTTCGCGGCTTCTCGTCAGACGCTCCCAAGGTCCTTCCCGAGCACCTCTACCAAGCTGTTGACGTGAAGCAGATCTGGCCATGGGCCGGCGAGAACTGGGTTCGCTGGGAGGACTTCGACACCGCTTATCGTACCGGCGAGTGGCCGGGCAGCGCGCCAGCGCTCGGTCACAACAAGGAGCCCGAGGGATACGCAGCTCTTAAAGAGGCGATCCTCGAGCAAGTTTCCGAAGCCAACGGCTGGCTGAAGAAGTCTGGTCCGCTCACCACGAAAGAGCAAGGCGACAAGGCTCGAGACTGGCAGGCACGCATCGACAAGCTCCGCCTCGCTGCGGACAAAGCGTTCCGTGTCGAGAAGGATCCGATCAACAAGCTAGCGGACGAGTGCGACGAGCGATGGTCTTTCCGCAAAAAGGCCGTTTCTGCGGCCGGAGCCCTCAAAAAGGCATGGGAAGCCGTCGCCAGACGGCTTGAGGAAGAGCAGCAGGCCAAAATCAAGGCCGAGCTCGAAGCCGGCAAGCCTGTCGAGGAGTTGAAGCCCGTCGAGAAAGTCGTGATGGGCGGCACGTCCACAGGCGGTGGGAGATCCCTGCGGTCGGTTCAAGTCTGCGTAATCAAGGATATCGACAAGGTCATTGAGTACCTGAAGACGACGCCGGCCATGCGTGAATGGCTCGATGAGCACGTCAAGCGCCTGCACCGGGCCGGCGTCGAAGTTCCTGGCACCGCCGTCGAAACGCAAAAGGTGGCGTAATGGGTGCGCATACCGAAGACGCCAACGGCGCTGCTCCGGCAACTCCTGCAGCGATCATCCATCCGCCCGCCCGCGAAGTTCGCGTCGTTCATGACGTCATCCCGGTCCTCGACACCGGACGCTTCGAGCACATGCAGCGGATCGCGCATGCCATGGCTACGATGTCGGTCTGTCCCGATGCTCTCTGCATGACGAAGAATAACGCGGGCGATCTCGTACCGCTCCCAAAGGAAGTTGTGGTCGCCAACTGCTTCATGGTCGTCAACCAGGCCGTGCGATGGAACATGGATCCTTTCGCCGTCGCACAGGCGGTGTCGATCATCCACGGCAAGCTTTGCTACGAGGGCAAGCTCATTCATGCCGTGATTGAAGCCAAGCTCGGCATCCGCCTGAAGTATGATTTCGACGACGGCGCGGGCAACAAACTCGGCGTTATAGTGTCCGGCCACTTCCACGATGAAGACGAGCCGCGCACGATCGAAGGCAAGGTTGAGGATTGGCACACCGGCTCCAAGGGCCCCTGGGCTAACCTTGCCGCATGGCCGCGCCAGCTCCGCTACCGCGGCGCGCGAGAATGGGCTCGCGCACATGCGCCCGGCGTGATCCTCGGAGTTTACTCAGACGACGAGATGGAGGACCTGCGCGAGGAGCGACGCATGCGGGACATCACTCCACCGCGCGCCGCTATGACGCCTCCCCCCCCTCCTGCCCAGTTGGCGCCGCCTCCACCGCCACCGCAGTTTGCACCGCCGGCGCGCGCCGCGGATACCGCCGTATCTGAGACGGTCGAGGCCGATCCAGCCCCACAATCGGGGCCACCGGTTCCGCCGCCACGCTTGCGAGCTATCTCAGCGAAATCGACGGGCACGATTAGTGATCCCGAAACCGCTGCTGTAGCGGGGCCTCGAAAGAGAAGCACAGCAGCCGGTAAGCCGTCGCGGGCGAGAAGGGCACCTGCGACGTCATCCTCTCCGCCGCCTCCGTTGGCCAAGCCGACTGGCGGCGGGGAGGGCCCTACGAGGATCAACCCGCCAAAGTACCTCGAGAAGCTCGAGCACGACATCACGAGCTGCGAGCGCATGGATCAAGTGCAGGCCCTCTGGGATCGTCACGAAGCGCTGATGAAGGCCAACCCAGGCGCCCTGACCGAAAAGCAGATCAACGCCGCCCTCGGCTTTTACTTCGATGCTCAGCAGGTACTCGGTGACTGAAATACTGACATCGGACGACATGCTTGCGCAGGATCCGACGCCGTTTGCAGAGTATCTCGCTGCCCACGGCGCCGAGATCTTGGCCACGACCAACCCGTACGAGATCTTGCGGTATCGCATGGACGATTGCGGGCTCGTCATCATCCACAAGAACGGCAAGGGCGCACTGTCGAGCATGCCGGCCGTAGCCTGGAGCCATTACCAGGACTTCAAGAAAAATCGCGCGCCATCCCGGACAAAGCGTCCGAGCGGCGCGTCGCTCGAGAGCATCCGGCGCCGCCTGATCGATCGCGACGGGGATCGTTGCTGTTACTGCAGCTGCCCGCTGAATAACGATATGACCCTCGAGCACTGGCTGCCCGTTCGAGATGGCGGGAACAACTGCTTTGCCAACATCGCCCTCGCTCATTCCGCCTGCAACCGGGCAGCTGACAGCCTGCCGATCATGCAGAAGATCATTCTGCGGGACGTACTGACTTCGACTGCCAGAAACATCGGCGCCCGTCTCGACGACGACACGACGCTCGCCATTGCTACCTCGGTAAAGGAGGGCCTAGCGCAATGCTAGAGGTCCAATGCCGCGCGGTCGAAACAGACGAGGTCCCAGCATGGGCAAGCGTGGTTCTCGTGCCGAACTCGACGTTCGATGCGCGGCTGTTCGCCGAGAAGATGAAGCGCGGAATCAAGTTACTGGCGAAGATCAGCAACCCGCGCAGCATGCGCCAACACAACAAATTCTTCGCGCGCCTCAACCGGGCGTTCGAGATGCAGGAGCGGTTCACGAACCAGGAGCGCTTCCGCGCCTACCTGATCTGCCGCGCCGGCCACGCCGATGTATTTGAAGCGCCGTCTCAGACATTCGATGGCGCGCTGTTCGCCTGGATAGCTCAGAAGGCGAGCCATGTGTTCTTCGAGGAGATGGAGGACGGCGCCGGCGTACGCGTCTACACGCCCCACTCGATGAAGCTCGAGAAGATGGAAAACGCTGCGTTCAAGGATCTTTTCGAGCGCGCGATGGACATCTTGCAAAACGAGTTCGGGATCGACGTCGAGCAGCTGGACGAGGATTTCGCATGACCCAGCGCCGGCCTCCTATACCGCAGCACGTCAAGGATCTTGTCTGGGACCGCGAGAACGGCATCTGCCAGGAATGCGGTGAGCCCGTCGAGGAACGTGAACACGCTGAGTACGATCATCGGCCGGCGCTTTCTGCTCGCCAGAACCGGCAGGAGTTCCCGCGCTCGAGCCCTCGCCATTACGTCCCCAACGCGCACGATCCGCAGTGGTTGCGGCTGCTGCACGGTAAGAAGTCCGGCCTCCCGTGCCACAACAAGGCAACGTTTGGGGATGGGGTTTACCGCGGCGATGTGAGCAACGCCGCCAAATCCAAGCGGATCCACAAGAAGTGGGGCGCTCCCAAAGAGAGAACGACTTCGCACGGCTATGCGCTCCTGAAAAAAGCAGACAAGCCCAGCGAGAGCGTTCGGCCGAAGGCCAAGATCAGGTCCCGCGGTTTCCCGCAAAAATCTCGAAAGCTTCGCGGGCGCCAGTCTCAAGATCGTCCGGGAGGCAGAGCATGACCGCGATGGTCGAGATCTGGCGGCCAGTCACCGATACCTCTTCCCAACGACAGGTGATGGCAGTCATCCGCGGCGTCCCCGGCCTGGGCGCAAAGTACATCGTCGCGGCATCGATGACGGACCTCGACACGAAGGTCGCAGAGTACCTGCGGGATCTCGAGATCGCAGAGACGAAGAAGGCCACGGCGCCGATACGGCGCATGGCGAGCACGTGGCGTAACGGGTGGAGAAAGCTGAGAGAGGGCAGCCATGCTGATCGTAGAGATCAAGAAGTTCGATCCGGAAACCGGTGTGCAGGTCATCCACTACCTGGAGCTGGAGATCAAATCCGGTGACGACACGATCCAAGACGTCACCGTGCGCCACATCCACAGCGAGGGCCGCAATCGCACCCGTCCAAGCGACACCGTAGTTCGCCACCATCGCCCGCAGGAAGGTGCGCTCTCGCTGGTGAAGCGGGCGCTTTCTGAGCTCTTGGCGAAGCCTCTCGCACGCGACAAGGCATTGGCGTAGCGGGGGCTGGCCGATGGAAGTGACGTTCGTTTTCTGGCGCCATCATCAGCGCGTCCAGCGCTTAGCCGTGAATTAAGGAGGGTCAATTGAGCAAGGGTAATGGCTTCGACGCGCGGCTGAGCCGACACGTTGATGAGCTCGTGAAGCTCGAGGAGCAGCGCCTCGAACTCGCCGAGATCGTCAAAGAGCGAAAGGCGATTATCAAGGGTGACGGCTACGAGGTGAAGATCGTCACTCAACTCGTCAAGGAGCGCTTCCGGTCTAAGGAGGACATCGAGCGCGAGCGCGCGATATTCGACCTCTACCGCGCCTCGATCGGAGGTCTCGACGGAACGCCGATGGGCGACTACGCCCGGCGCGAGCTCGACAAGGCGATGCGCAAGCACCAAGGCAAGCCCGAAGAGCCGACACCTGAGGAGCGCGAAGCCGAAGAGCAGGAGGCTCTCAAGGAAGCCGCCAACCTTCCGCCCGAGGAAACGATTGGGCAGGCGCGCGAGCGCGGCGTCCAGGCGGCAAAGGACGGCAAGGTGCTCTCGGCCAATCCATATGGCCCGAATGATCCGCGCCGCGCCGCTTGGGACGAAGGATGGTGCCAGGGCGCGGGACGGACCGGCATGGAAATCCCTGAGAACCTTCAGCGCAAAAAGAAAAAGAAGAAGGACGGTGACGGCGATGGAGCCGGCGCCGGGAACAACGAAGCTCAAGATCGCGAGGCAGCATGAGCAGATACCGCAAAGAGTACAGCAAGGGCAACGACGAGGCGAATGCCGCTCTGAGCGCGCTTCGCGAGTTCGCCGACATCATGGAGCCGAAGGACGCGATCCAGCCCATCCTCCATCCGAACGTGCAGAAGGCGATCTTCGAGTGGATGCTCGAGATCGACAACGCCGACCTCCTCAAATCGGTCGGGATGGAGCCCCGTCGGACATGCCTCCTCTATGGCCCGCCCGGCACCGGCAAGACCACACTTGCGCATGCGCTTGCTGCGCGCCTCAAGAAGCCGCTGGTTGCAATCGCCAGCGAAAAGCTGGTTAGCGCTTATCTCGGCGAAACTGGCCGCAAGATCGGCATGCTTTTCGACCTCATGCGCGAGGTGGAAAATCACGCGCTTATCTTATTCGACGAGTTCGACGCAATCGCAACAAAACGCGGCGAGGACCACGGCGGTGGCGCCCAGAACGAGATGAATCGCGCTGTGACTGTGATCCTGCGCCGCCTGGAGCAGTTCCGCGGCATCGCGATCGCCGCGACCAACACCGACAAGTCGATCGACGCTGCGATCTGGCGCCGGTTCGGTTTGCAGATCGAAGTATCGTTCCCGCGCGAGGACGAGCGGTTCGCGATCATCAAGCGTTACGCAGACCCGTTCGAACTCGAGGATGAAGACGTCGACATCCTAGTCGAGCTGACAAGGGATTGCAGCCCTAGCCTTCTGCGCCAATTGGTCGAGGGCATGAAGCGCACGCTGGTCTTGTCGGAAAAAGCGCAGCGCGATGTCTCGAGCCCCGTGAAAGTCTTCCAGCAGATCGTGTCGTCGATCAGCCCGCCCGCGGAAATGAAGACGCCGCCTCTGTGGGAGGGGAGCTATGCGTGCGAACCTCTAGCCAAAATGAAGTGGCCGCCGATGCGTAGGAAGCCGTCGGACAGCGGGGATGGGGATAGGGAGGCTGCGTGAAAACGATCGCACAGCTCATCGAGAGCGACAGCATCGAGGACAGCTGCGCCGACCTCCTAGAGTCGGACGACCCGAATATCCGTGCTTTCGCCGAGCTCCTTATCCAGGTGATGCCCATCGTGGACCGCTGGTGTCGGGAGCGCATTAGCCTCGGGACGACGATCGGGATGCAGATCGATCAAGCCGCGGCCGTGGCGACGAGTGTCGCCACAACGATGATCGCGAACTGGGTCCCACGTCATGCTTTTCGGCTGGCGCTACTCGACCTGCGATCGGAGATCAACTCTCGCCTAGACGAGGCTGACATCCTCGCTAGGCAAGCCTCCAACTGAAGGGCGCAGGCATGACCGCGATTCCAAAAATTGGGGATCTCATGACCAGGCAAGGGACTGGCATAGAGTGGACACACCGTCCTGGGACGAAGGGAGAGACCTGGAACCCGATCGTAGGGTGCTCCCTCGCATCTCCGGGCTGCACGAACTGCTACGCCATGGATACGGCGGGACGGCGTCTCAATCGACCCGGCGGACCGGCACAATATCAGGGCACGACGAAGGAGGTAAACGGAAGCCACGTTTGGAACGGCGTCGTGCGCTTTGCCGAGCACAAGATCATCGAGCCGTTGAAGTGGACGAAGCCTCGCACCGTGTTCGTGAACTCCATGGGCGACCTGTTCCACGAGAATGTGCCTGACGCGTGGATCGATCGCGTGTTTGCAATTATGGCGCTCTGCCCGCACCACACGTTTATCGTCCTGACAAAGCGCGCCGCTGGCATGCAAGTGTATTGCGCGAACCCGCGAACACCTGTCCGGATTGCTAGGGTGATCCTCGACATGGCGGCGGCTGGCACGGTCAAAGGCTCAGATGCGCTGCGCCCGCTCCGCGACCGGCTATTAGAAAGCGATCCTGAAGCGGTCTTTTGGCCTCTTACGAATGTGTGGAAAGGCGTCTCTTGCGAGGATCAGCGTCGCGCCGACGAGCGCATTTCGGACCTGCTCGCGACGCCGGCGGCAGTGCGGTTCGTGTCAGCGGAGCCGCTTCTGGGGCCGATAGAGTTTGATTGCCCGTGGCCGCCAGGGTGGCAACGACCAATCGACGACGTTTCTGATGGTGTCGACGCTCTCCGTTATGCTGGCGAACAGGGGCGGCCGTTGGACTGGGTCATCGTCGGCGGCGAGAGCGGCACAGCCGCGCGCCCGATGCATCCAGACTGGGTGCGATCAATCCGCGATCAGTGCGCGGGCGCCGGAGTACCGTTCTTCTTCAAGCAGTGGGGCGCATTTGTTCCGATAGCGTCCGTTGGCGCTGGTGGCGTAGCCGTCGCGGCAGCGACCCCAGATCATCACGTGTGGGCTGACACCACTGTCTCTCGGCGCACGGACAAGAAAGCTGCCGGGCGTCTGCTTGACGGACGCGAACACACCGAATGGCCGAAAGGGTTCGCCGATGCCTAAGTTCGTCAGCAACATTGTCGAGATCGAGGCTCATCGCATTGGCATTGACCCGTGGCCAGAAGCTGCCTGGGAGGCGGTAACCCGCAACGAGATTATCCTTCACAACTGCGGGGACCCGAACGGCTACGTCATCGTCAAAACTCTCGAAGGCGACATGCGGGGCCACCATGGAGACTGGTTGATCCGCGGCACCGAGGGCGAGTTCTATCCATGTAAGCCATCCGTGTTCGCGGCGAAGTACGTGCTTTGCGATGCGCCGTCACGAGACATCTCGATCGTCATCGACGAGATCACTGTGCCGGACGGATGGCAGGACATCAGCACGGCGCCGAGGGATGGGACGCCGATCCTTGCTGCCGACAAGGGCCCATTTTCTTACGTCGTAGAGTGGAGTTCCTACCTTTGCATATGGATCGGTGCAGATAGGCATGCTTGGGAGCCGACGCACTGGCAACCTCTGCCTGCCCTTCCCGGAACCGCAGCCCCAAAGCCTCCGCCAGACACCCTATCCTCTGCCGTAGAGGAAGAGCGGGCTCGTGTGATCGAGAAATGCGCGCAGCTAGCTGAGACACCCCACGAGGACGACGACGGAATTGACCTTCAGGTCAAGCGCCGCATCGCAGCTTCCATCAGGACTCTCGCTCACGGAGATTCCAATGACCGATAAGACAGACGGCGGGCCGGCGCTTCCTGTGGAGAAGATCATCTCGCTTGGCGGTGGCGCAACTCGAACGGAGCGCTCTGGCGGCATGTCGCTCCGCGATTGGTTCGCCACCGCGGCTTTGACCACGGGGCAACTGTTCGATGCTCGCGACCTTGGGGCCGTTCCTGACACCACCAAGTTCAGCACCGAGGCGGCTCGCATAGCTGGCTGCGCCTACGCCATTGCCGACGCCATGCTTGCCGCCCGCAAGGGACTGGACCGCGCCACCCCTGTCTCTGCTGGCGATCAGAAGGACGGAGG